AACTAATGATTTTGCTTGTATTAAAGCGGATGAAAACTCAAACATTAACTTCTCTAGGTACTATAACTCCTCATACCCTTACAGAGATACAACACCAAGCATAACTACTCAGATAAAAGAGTTAATGGCTCAAGGGACGATGGCTGATTTAGAGTATTTGTTTAAAGCTATTAATGGAGACAGCACTGGAAAGAGTCAGTGGACAAACCTACTTGGTAAGAAAACAGCAAATGTTGGTTACCTATCCCCAACCCTCTTAGGCATACAACTTGGGCCAACATTAGATAACTTATCTTATGTAGGTTGGGTCTCTAACCTTGGCTTAAGTCATACAGCTTTTACAGAAAACATGATCCCAATTAGAACTGAAGTGACTATATCTATTCAGTGCTTCTCTGGTTCTGGAATAACGTCAGGAGCGTAAAATGGCTATATTTAAAGGATCTAGGTATGAGTACTCCACTATTGACTACTTTACTACAAAAGTAGGTGCGCCAGCAAAGCCCTATGTGATGTATCAATTTTCAAATCTTGGACTAACAAAGTATTGGGAGCACGTCTATACATATGGAGAGAGATTAGATCAAATTGCTTTTAAGTACTATAGCCGTCCGGAGCTTTGGTGGTTAATACCTGAGTACAATCCGCAGGTAATTGATATAAATAACATAGACCCTGGCACTGTCTTGAGGATACCGAATGTTTAATTACATATCTGTTAACTTCCCTCAAACGACTATACAGCCTCAAATTGTGTATAGAGCTAACATGTTTCAACGTAGGTACTCCCATGAGTTAGTGTCTTTATACTTTAAAGATTGGGGTGTTCAATACGACGTAGTTAAAGCAGGCTCACCTGTGCAGTTAACTATTAATGGTTTTCATGAAAAACGAGACGTTTATGGTTACGTACACCATATTAATTTAGACAGGTCTCCAGGTAAAGATTTTACAGAAGTAACTGTTATAGGCGCGTCTTTTCCTATGAAACAAACTGCTCAAGCCGTGTACACAAATACAACGGCAGATCAAGTAGTAAAAGATATTGCAGCTAAATATAACTTTGTTTGCTATGCCGTACCTCATCCTCGTGTTTATCCACAGATTGCGCAAGCTGGCCATTCTGATTGGGAACTTATGGTGCGTTTAGCAAAACAATGTGGGTACACATTAAGAGCAACGAATACAGAGCTTTATTTTCAACCAGTAATGGATGACTACTCAAAGTATAGAGCTGAAGCTCCTAAATTTGTATTGCGTCAAGCTAACAATCCTCAGGGATCAACTATTTACTCTTTTAAACCTATGGTCGGAGAGTCTATCCCTTATGAAGACGCCACCAAAGGCGCAGTTGCGGTTGGCGGGGTAGACATAACTAACCAAGCCCCTATATCTATCACTCAACAAATAAGAAATGCTAAAACCAAGACTAAACAACAAAACGAATTCTTTGACATATTTGATACCTCTGTTGTCGCGCCCGATGTAAGCGTGGCAGGTTTTGAAGCGCAAGCCGCTGAGAGTAGAAACTATTTTCCATACAGAGGGACAGTAGAGGTATTAGGAAATCCTGCTCTACGACCAGATATGCCAGTATACCTAGACGGAATAGGCGACCCATATGCTGGTTATTGGGTAGTGCTTGAGGCAAATCACCACATAGTAGAAGAAGAAAGAAACCGACAAAGGTACACAACGACATTATTAGTAGGAACAGATTCTTTAGGTCAAGCCGTTCAGTGGACGGATAGCCAAACAATTTTAAGCCCAGACTACAAGGCACGTAGGACAGTTATACCTAACGTCTTACAAACTAAAATAAAACCAGTAACTAATTTAAAACAAAAAGTTGCATACGCTACTAACTCAAATAATGGAAGCTTTGGTGATCCACAAAATAGGGCTAAACCTCTTGTGGGCACACTATCTAATGATGTGGATATGTGGGAAACAAAGACAGCATCTTTAGACCCAATAATCTATGAAACGCAATCTCCGTATTTTATAACAGACAGAGTTGCTTCTAAGTTGGGGGTCGTATGAGCTTTGATAAAAGATTTTACGGCCTTTACCAAGGTATTTGTATAGATAACTCTGACCCCGATGGCGCTTACAAGATAAAACTTCAAGTACCTCAGGTATTGGGTCAAGCGGTAACTAATTGGGCGCAACCCTGCATACCACCAGGTACTACGTATACCCCAGCAGTAGGTCAAGTCATATGGGTCATGTTTGTAGCCGGAGACCCTAATTTTCCAGTATGGATTGGAGCACTACATTGAGCAGAGCGATATCACTTCCTTTTAGATTTGATGAGTCGGGGTCAGTTTCCTATACAGAAGACCCAATAAAAATATGGCAAGACAGGGTTGTAGCAGTAGTAATGACGGGTCTTGGGGAGCGCGTTATGCGCCCAACATTTGGCAGTGAAGTGCCTCAAACTACTGCTGAAAACGTAAATGATGCCTTAGTTTTAATAAATCAAAGCGTGTCTGCAGCTTTTAGCAGATGGTTGCCAGACCTTACCTTGATAGATGTGCAAGGTTCTGTTGACCCTTACGACGAGTATTTAGTGGTGCAGATCACATATAATTATAGAGCCCAAAACTTGATTCAAACCGTAAACATTAAAACATCCGTCTTAAGTAGAAGCGGTGACGTTATCCGAGAGGTAGCAAAGAATGACTGATAAATATGTACCACAAGTAGATTATACTTCGCGAGACTACGCGAGTATTCGGGATGATCTAACGTCACTTATTCCTTACTATGCGCCTGATTGGACCAATAGAGACCCAGCAGACTCTGGTATGACCTTTTTAGAACTATTTTCTTACATGGGTGACGAACTTAACAACTACATTGACAAGTCTGCTAACGAAGCTTTTATTGGAACCGCTAGCCAACGAGATAGCGTACTTCAAATAGCTAGACTACTTGGATACAATCCAGTGCAAAACACAGGGTCAACTGTAACCTTAACATTTTACAACTCTACTGCGGGAACCATAACAGTTCCAGCAGGTACGCAAGTAGCCACAACAGCTGTATCTACCAGCGGCTCTTCTCAGGTTATATTTGAAACTAATTCGGCGGTTACTGTGCCTGCGCAAGTAGGCTCCACTAAAGGTAGTATTACAGTAACAGCTACCCAAGGAGTAACAGTATCCAATGAGGTAATTGGAACAAGCACAGGACAGCTTAATCAGGTCTATAGACTATCTCAAACCTCAGTAATTAATAATAGCGTAGCCATTACTGTTGGCGGAACTGTGTACACCCAAGTACCATACTTAATTGACTACAATGGGTATGACGCTGTGTTCTCTGTGTACACCAATGCGTCTAACGTCTCTTATATTATCTTTGGAGACTCTATCAGCGGAAGAGTTCCACCTAATGCTGCCGTAATTTCCGCAACTTACCGCGTTGGCGGAGGAACTATTGGTAACGTAGCCGCCAGTACTATTAAAACTATTTTAACAAATAATCAAGTTGGACTAAGCGTATTAAACGGCGCAAGTGCAACTGGAGGAACTGCAGCAGAGTCTACCGATTCTATAAGAGCCAGCGCGCCTCTAAGCCTTAGATCACTAAATAGGGCTGTATCTTTATCAGATTACGCTGCTTTAGTTAAAGCAGCTGGGGTAGCTAAAGCGTCTGCTGTGGCGGACGTGTATACCAGCGTTACAGTTTTCTTTGTACCTGTGGGCGACCCTGGTGTTTTGGTAGATAACGTAACCCCGTCTACCCCGTTTAATAATAAGATCCCAAGTATAAGAACATACCTAACAGATAAATTACCAGCAAACACCACAGTAACTTTTCAACCGCCATACTACGCAGGTGTTGACTTAATTGCACAGGTAACCATATTGCCAAAATATAATCAAATTAATGTACAAAGCGGAGTTAATCAGGCTGTTGGTCTTCTGTTCTATTTAGATAACGTTTCTTTTCAAGATACTATCTATCTGTCTGACGTGTTCACAGCAATTAACTCCGTAGACGGTGTAGCTTCTGCAAAGATTTTAAAGCTAGTTAGAGATGACCAAGATCAAACGTTCTCTATTAATAACAAAGCTCTTACAAGCAATGTAGCTACTATAACCACTTCAGCTTCTCACAATATTACTGTAGGTCAAACAATATTAGTTTCTGGAGTAGGAACTGGTAACGGTGATTTTGACGGAACATTTGTTGTTACAGCTGTAGGCAGCACTACTATAAGCTATGTAAACGTCTACACAAACGTATCTTCAACAGCTGTGTCTCCAGTAGGGTCGGTAACTGTATTAAACATTAAAGATATTAAATGCGGCCCCAATGAAATACCTTCATTAAAAAGCTCCTCTATAACGTACAGTGGAGGTATAGTCTAATATGTCACGTTACGGACTTGATTACTACCAAGAAGCTTATTACGGATCATCAGCAACCTCTAACTACACTGCGGCTAATTTTAAAGCCGTACCTAGAACGTATGGGACCATAGTAGTGTCTTGGGCTAATGATACAAGCGATTGGTCTTTGTTAAAGTTAACTCGTAACAGTTATGGGTACCCTACAAACCCTTGGGACGGAATTGAATTAGATATTAAAGGCGACAAAAGTTACGTAGCTTTTAAACAAACAGCTCCTACCGTATTTATTGACAGTGTAAACCTTAGTGTTAATACTTTTTACTATTACTCTTTATTTATATTTCAAAACAAATTAAACAACTGGGTAAGAATTGGAGATACGTCTTCCGTATCTCCGCAGGATTACGGATACTCTACTCGCCTTTATGATTACCTACCTGATGTATACAAAAAAGATAGCTTAACAAATCCAAGCTCTAATTTAGATAATACAGATTTACAGTCGTTTTTATCTTTATTTGGGTTTCACCTAAACACTTATAAAACGTACACCAACTTACTTATAAATAGATACGATACTGAAAAGATTGGTGGAGCTCTTATTCCAGCAATTTTACAAGAGTTTGGGCTGCAACATGAGCCTGAAGTTGGGTTTCAGCAAGAACGAATTCTTTTAAAAAACACCGCGCTTGTCTATAAAAAACGAGGTAGCGCCGGAGGGCTATCTGATTTTATAAAGTCGTACACTGGATATGGTGTTCCTGGAGTAAGTACGTCTCCAAATCCTGCTACTACAGGAATTGTAATAGGTCACAATTTAATGCTTGATTATAATGACTCTTCGTTTGAGGAATCTATAGGGCATTGGGCCTCTCCTGATGGAAGCGCTTCTCTATACTGCTTAAATAATAAAAATGTAACTAAACTATCTTTAACAAGCAACGTAGCTACGTTAACTCTTGGAGCGCATCCGTACCAAGTAGGTAACAAAGTATATGTAAGCGGCTCTTCCCTACCGCTATTTAACTCTACATCTTCTCCTGTAACTATTACTGCTATCTCTTCTACTACTATTAGTTATGCTTTAACTGGTACCGACGTCTCGACTCTAAATGCGTACAACGAATCTACAAACGCCTACCCTATCGTGTACCCAGACCCTAAGGCATGGAACGAGACTACAGCATTAACACTTTATCCTAATAAACAAAAAGGCATACTGGCAGTAAAAAATGCTAACAGCTCTAGCGGTACTGTAAAGTTTTCTTGCGGAAGTTCCAACGCTATTACCAAAGGCATACCTGTAACAGCTGGACTTGCCTATACATTTACTATGTACTCTGTAGGGTCTACAGCAAGAAACGTTACAGTTGGCATTGATTGGTACAACAGATTCAACGTCTTACTATCGTCTGACACGGGATCTGCCACATCTAACTTAACTGGTCAGTTCTCAACAAGGCTTACAGTAGCTAATAAAACAGCACCAACTGGCGCTTACTATGCAGTCCCAACCGTATCAATAGCATCGTCAGCTGGGTCAGCTAGTAATGAATGGCATTACTTTGACTGCGCTCAATTTGAGCAAGCATCCTCTGCTACTAGCTTTGATGAGGCGCGTCAACTGCACATTACTTTAAAGGCAACCAGAATTAATGAGATCATAAACCCCAACTTCTATGGAACAAGCCCTACCCCTTGGACTACAACAGGCGGGTCCGCTTCAACAATAAAGAGCGTCACACCCCCACCATCTATTGTCTATAACGTTTCCTACTTAACTTTATCCTCTGGCCTAGCGAGATTAGAAGCAACTCTTACTACGGATTTAGTAGTGGGTGATTTAATCTACGTATCAGGAGTAACTGGTATAACTAATGGCTCCTATACTGTAACCGATTGGCAAGCTGGCGCAAACTCCTACATAGCTTTTAATACTGGAGGCTCTACAACTGCAGGGAGAACAGCAGCTACTGGTACGTTTTATAGAACAAAAAACACTTTGTCTGTAACATCCTCTAGCACGGCAGTTAACATTAAGTCTTGGGATGGCTCTACAACTAGCCAACAAATGGGTATCTATTACCCTGGAACTGATTACACATTTAGTGTTTACTCTAAAGGAACATCTACTTCAGACACGGTTACTCTATCTATTGTTTGGTATGACAGCTCTCACACAGTAATAAGCACAGCTACAGGAACTACTTTTAATGTGGCTAGCCTAACTAGCGGAACTACTTGGGATAGGTTTTATGTAACTGGAAATGCGCCAGCTACAGCGGCTTACGCTACGGTAAACATTGCAGTAGGCACTACTAGTGGAAATCTGTTTTACTTTAACTCAGCGTTATTTGAGAACGAAGGCTCTGTTCTTACTTTCTTCTCTGGAGATGGCGGTCCTGGGCGACCAACTGCTTTTCTGTGGGAGGGCGGCGTATCTAATGGAGCCCGTAGCCATTTCTATAAAAACTATGCAACCATTAGTAATAGGTTAATAAACGGCGCCCTTGCCGACCACTTAGTGCTTGGAATGACAGCGGCTCTGTACTACGCACAGCCAAATACCTAGTATAATACGTTTATGTTTAATCTACTGCTTGTTGCCTGTTTTACCGCATTTTTCTTAGCGCTACTCGACCTACTAATCGAGGTCTTATCTGCGTTTGTAGGAGCTGTTGCTGTGAACGCGGCAGTCTCCATGTTTTTCTCTGTAATAGGGACTTATTTAGTCAGCAGCTACACACTAAAAGGGTTTCTAATCAGAGCTGTTGCCGGAGCGTTTCTAGGTAAAGTACTTATAAAGTCCGCGGAGCTATTAGCCTCTTATAGACCGATTATAGTCAACCAATCTAGACAGTAGACCTACCTGTGGTACAGTGGCGCCCCCTAACAAGGAGGTCCAATGGACAAATCATATGTAGTTATAGCTGGTACAGGAGTTACCAGTCGCGCTAACTTAGAGGCGCTTGTAGAGGATTACTTCTACGCTAAAGGAAAAGAAACATACCTCGTCTTGCCATTTGAGAAGACCCCAAGCCAAGGCCAAGTCTTTGCCGCTCAATACGCTCGGGATAAAGGTAAAGATATAGTCATATTCTGTAACGAGGGCGCCAACATATCCGCGTTCCCAAAAGCAAGCGTGTCTTACACAAGTAACCCCTTAACCGAATCAATTGAGCCTGAAAGCATGGTAATGGTCCTTTGGGACCCAAGCGATTCTGCTAGCGTTTCTATTGTAGAGTACTGCGACGATAACGATATAAAGGCATATAACCTGTGCGAGGGCCTGTCACTTTTTGACAGACCATTGACAATTGTTGAAGAAGATGGTATAAAGCCCGAGCCAAAAGAAGAGCCAATAAAAGAATTAACCCCTAAAAAGGCTAAAGGCCTCACAGAAGAAGATAAGGCTGAAATCATAGCCAGCGTCTTAAAAACCGTAGAGGTTGCGCTTCAGAACGCCCTTAAGAAGGCCTAGGATGCCCCTTACAGTCCGCGCCATAGGAGTGTTAGAGGAAATACTTATAAACCCCCGGCATGGGGGCGCTAAAGGCCTGTCTACACGCTATGGGGAAGGCCGAGATGCGCTGCAAACGGCTATCTCAGAACTAAAGAGGGAAGGGTACCTAGAGGTCGTCACCAACAAGATGTCCAACGGAAAAATAGCCTCTACCCTTAAGATTACGGATACGGGTTGCCAGTTCCTGAAAACCCGTATCCACATACTACAGAGTCAGCTAAATCCTAATAACAATCTATTACTAGATATAAATACAGATTTATTAAATATAAACCGAATTGCAACGCAAAAGGAAAAAGAAGAAAAAGAGGAAGAGAAAATGGACTACGAAGACGCGCCTTCATACATTTCTCCAGAAGACATGGAGGAGTATCGCCAGAAGAAACAAAAGCGCAAGGTTAAAGAGAAGGCGGAGTACCACGAGAAACAAGACGCCAAGCGCATGAAGAAGCGGGATGACAGTAAGAGGGAAGAGTGGACTGTCACAGATTCTGGTTTTGAGTTCGCCGAGCGGATGCACAGCCTTTGGCACGTAGCTCCTTGGAAGGTTACTCAGTCTCATTTCATATACGCACTTGACACAAAGCGATCTGAGTACAACACTACCGGCGTGGTTGAGTGCCAGATGATGGATATTTACTTTGGTAAGCTAAAGCACAACACCAAAATAAATGACCCAGAGTTTATTTGGAAGATGTTTATTAAAGAGTTTGGTAGCTTAGTAGTTCAAGCTCAGCGTCAAAACATAACTGCCGACCAGTTTGAAACAGAGCGCGAGCTCTCTAAAAAGTCAAGGAGTATTCTTTATGTTCAAGATTAAGGATCTAAAAGCTAGACGGGCTTCTTGGGTAAAACTTGCCCATATACCCCAGCACCTAATTGGTTGGGAGCTCTCTGATTGTAGTTCTATAACTAAAGACGACCTTATGGATGTTACTACTTGGATTTCTATGGTTAAAGACAAGAAAGTCATCAGGGCGCAGGGTACCAAGAAGTGTGGCAAGGGTATTATGTTCTATGGGACCCCAGGGCAGGGTAAGACGACTTTGGCTGTTGCTGTCGTGCAAGAGATTATTCGTACTTTTACTCTAGATGAGCTAGATGTAAGAGAGGGCAACACTTTAGTGCGGCCTTGTTTCTTTACCACGTTTAACGAGATCCTGAATATAAAGGGGTCAATCATGTCTAATGAGGCTACAGACGACCAAGACGTTATCTATCAAGGTATTATGGGCACTTGTTCTCAAGATTCTTTTAACATTCGTGTGCTTATCATTGACGACATTGGCAAAGAACATGCCAGTTTAAGCGGTTGGCAGAAGAATTTACTTCACGAAGTGTTGAGGACGCGGTTTAACAATGGGTTACCTACTATTGTTACTACTAACATTAGGCGAGAAGATTGGGCAGCGTTGTATGGGGATTCTACTGAAAGTTTTGCTAACGAAGCTTTTATTTATATCCCAATTTCGTCCAACAAGGGTGATCTTCGTAAATGAAAGAGGCGGTTGTGCAGAGTAACCTACGTTTAGTCCAGATCTTTTTAAGTACCTCCACTAAACCTGGACCAAGTATCTACGAAGTTTCTGTAGATGACAGCGGAAAGTTGCACTGCACATGTCCCAACTTTGTATCCACCAGCAGTTGTAAGCATTATGACTTTGTAAACACAAAGATAAAAGAGAACAAGGGCTCCTACCCTTTAGAGATTTTAAGCAAAGCTACAGAAGAAGAAGCGGCTAAGGCTAAGTCTTCTGATTCAGAGTACAGGAGCTTTATTATTAAGTACGGGAAGATAGAGGTATTTTAGATGTTAAAGGGGGACATAAGTAATGAGCTCCCAAAAAGAGTTATTGTTTTATCAGACGTATTTTTAAATACAGAGGTAAGCATTCGCAAAGCTTTTAAGTTAATACCTGTGCCTAAAGTAGAACGGTTTATTAACCGACAGCCTTTAAGTCACTTGTATCTCTACACTACTCGTGTAGGGGTTACGTTAGAGCTTGCATCTTTTGATATGGACACCGACGCTTTAAGCTCTCTTATGGAAGAGCTTGACAATATGGGTACAAATCCATTTAGATACTTTACTTACTACGAGTCTATTAACCGTCTTGTATCTGAACTGCCTTATCGCCCAGAGGTTATAGGTGTTTTAGATAAACCAGAACGGCAACTACGATACGGACATTGGGGATTGGATAAAATATGAATCACGAAGCTCAGCTACTTAGCAAGGTAATACAAGATAGAAACGTTAACTATCTTTTTGAGAATGGTGTTGGCGAATCTTGGTTTCATGATCCAGAAGACAAAAAACTATTTAAGTTTTTACAGCACCATTTTGCCAACTACTCTGAGACGCCAAGCTTGGAAGCTATTAACAGTAACTTCCCCACGTATACCCCTGTACCTGTAAACGATAGTATTGATTACTTACTAGACCGTTTGGTCGAAGAGCGCCGAAAAGCTATTATCGTTTCTACCCTTAGTGACGCTTTAGATCATTTAGAGGGTCCAAAGAAAGATCATGAAGAGGCATTAAATTCGTTAGCCAAAGGGTTTAGCCGTATAGAGTCTGAAGGCTTGTCTAAAACAAATGACATTGAGATTACAAAAGCCGCCGCTACAGCTATCAACGAGTACGAGGCTCGTAAGAATAACCCTGGGCTTTTAGGTATATCTACAGGTTTCCCCACTATGGACGAAGCAACTGCTGGTATGCAAAAAGGTCAGCTTATTTTTGTGGTTGCTCCGCCAAAAACAGGTAAGTCCACGTTAGCTTTGCAGATGGCGGCTACCGCGCACCTAAATGGCGTTAAGTCTATGTTCCTTTCTTTTGAGATGAACAACGAAGAGCAAAAGCTTCGCTACTACGCGATTAGGGCACGAGTATCCCATCAAAGATTAAAGTCAGGCTCTCTCACAGCAGCCGAAGAGAAACAGTTTTACAGCAAGATGGATGCAATTCAAAGGATGGAATCGGAGTTGTTCTTTGTAGACTCCGCTAACGGCGTTACCGTTAGCAGTATTGCAAGTAAGATACAGAACTTTAAACCTGAGCTAGTATTTGTAGACGGAACCTATCTCATGATTGATGAAGAGGGTAACGAAGCGTACAGTCAACAGATGACTAGCATTACTCGCGGGTTAAAGCGTTTAGCGCAGAAAGCCAATATACCTATTGTGGCTACCACTCAGGTGCTTAATTGGAAGATGCGTAAAGGTCAAGTAACTGCTGACTCTATTGGTTATTCTTCTTCCTTCCATCAAGACGCGGATGTAATCTTCGGTCTACAGAGGGAGGACGAGATGGTTGACGACACTCGTACTCTGAAGGTTATTGCTAACCGTAATGGTGGATATAAAGAAGTTGCATTGATGTGGGATTGGGAGACAGGTCTATTTAGAGAAGTAGATGAGACTGACCTATGACATTAGACGAAATGAAAGACACACTCACGCGACTTGGGGTTGACTACTACTCTGATCGAGGGTACGAAATACAAGCAGAATGCCCTGCGCATGAAGAGCGCACGGGGCATAAAGACAGAAACCCTTCGTTCTACATAAATGCGGACACGGGTGCTTTCTTTTGCTTCTCTTGCGGTTGGAAGGGTGGACTAACGACTCTAATAAACTATAAACAAGGTAGCGTTAATGCTAAAGACTGGCTCAAGGAAGGCGAAGGTCTTAAGCTCAGATTAAAGAGAGTTTTAAAACCTAAAGAGCGCATACAGGAACAGACTTACATAACAGAGTCCATGCTTAGCGCATTTACTGTTCCTCCAGCAGATGCCCTTAAATCTAGAGGGTTAACTTTAAGTGCCGCGGTTAAGTATGAGTTGCTGTGGGATGATCGGCGCAAGGACTGGATTATTCCTATTAGAGACCCTATTACAGGCTCTCTTTTAGGGTGGCAGGAAAAAGGTTATCAAATACGTTCGTTTAGGAACTACCCTACAGGTGTGCACAAAAGCCATTCTCTATTTGGGTACGCACAGTACTCCGTTGGGGAGATGATTGTGGTTGAGTCTCCATTGGACGTTATTAGGCTGGCTTCTTTAGGGATACAGGGAGGCGTGGCTACTTATGGGTCAATCGTTTCCAAAGCCCAGTTCAATTTAATACGGGGAGCAGATCAGCTTATATTTGCTATGGACAACGATGATGCTGGTAAAAAAGCTAGCATGGACTTGTTTCACCTGGCTAAAAGCATGGAGAAAGAAGCTTGGTTCTTTAACTATCACAACACAGATGTAAAAGATATTGGCGGTATGAGCCTAAATGAGATACGGTATGGTCTAGATAATGCAAAACATATTGCACATGGGTTGGGAGTAGTCCTATGATAATTGGTTTAACAGGGTATGCAAGGAGTGGTAAAGACTCTATTGCCAAGGCACTTGTAGAAAAGTATGGCTTTGAAAGGGTAGCGTTTGCTGACCCCATTAGAGAGCTACTATACGAATTAAACCCTATAGTGGGGTTTGAGTGGGATGGCGGTAGTTGGGATTTACGGTACTCAGTAGACAATTACGGGTGGGACAACGCAAAAGAAGAACCAGAGGTACGCCGTTTACTTCAGACCCTTGGGGTAGGTGCGCGTAACATTATTGATGAAGAGCTTTGGGTAGTTAAAGCTTTACGTACCATGTCTGGTGATGGTAACTATGTTGTCACTGACGTTAGGTTTGAAAATGAAATTACTACACTTAGACGCCTTGGTGCTCAAATATGGCGTGTGGAACGTCCTGGGGTAACTGCTATTAACGATCACGTATCGGAGTCAAAGACTTCTACGTTTACTGTGGATCAAACTTTCTTAAACAATGGGTCTTTAGAAGATTTAGAGGCTATGGTTCATGCACGTATGACAGGGTTGTTATCATGACTTTTACAGGATCTCTTTTACCTTATCAGCCAGAAGCTGTAGATAAGATGTGTGAACGGTCTAAGATGCTAGTTGCATACGACCTTGGTTTGGGTAAGACTGTTATAACCATTGCTGCCATTGAGCGCTTAATGGATGAGAATAAAGTAACAGAGCCTGGTCTTGTCATTTGTCTATCATCTTTAAAGTACCAGTGGGCTAACCAAATTAATAAGTTTACTAATGGCACTTCAAAAGCTTTAGTTATTGATGGTTCCCCTAAGAAAAGAAAAGAACAATACGAATTAGCTATGGATTGGAAGAACTCTGGAGTTGACTACATCATACTCAACTACGAGCAGGTAGTTAACGACTGGGACGACATAAAAGATTTACCAAGAGGGTTCGTTGTTCTGGACGAGGCCACTGCTATTAAATCATTTAAATCTAAACGCTCTAAACATGTAAAGCGTCTTATTGATACCCCATACCGTTTTGCACTAACTGGTACCCCTATTGAAAACGGTAAGCCAGAAGAGCTTTACAGCATTATGCAGTTTGTAGACCAACATGTGCTTGGACGTTTTGACCTGTTTGATAATACTTTTATTGTTAGAAACTCTTGGGGAGGGGTTCAGAGCTATAAGAACTTATCTACCCTCCATAAAGTTATGAAAACAGCTTGCGTTCGTAAGTCTCAAAAAGACCCTGATGTTGCCCCTTACCTACCAGATACTATTCACCAAGACCCTGTTCTAATTGATTTAGACCGAAAGACCTCTAATCTTTATTACAGAGTCGTAGACGATTTAGTACGAGATTTAGAAGAAGCTCAAGCGCTTTTTGGGTCGAACTTTAACCTACTTGCTCACTATGGGGGAGAAGGTAGCAACAGCGGTCCTGAGGGCGAAATGCGTGGAAAGATTATGTCAAAAGTTGGGTGCTTAAAGATGTTATGTTCTCACCCAGACTTATTACGTACCAGCGCTCAGAAGTTCCATCAAGCTAACGGAGAAGGGTCTTCATATAATGCTGACCTTGAAGCGGATGGGGCTTTAGATGGTATAACTTCTTCTCCTAAACTGGATTACTTAATTCAGTACGTTAAAGACTTCTTAGAGCAAGACGAAGCCAACAAGGTAGTTATATTTGCTACCTACGTTGACATGTTGGATAAAATATCTGAGGCGCTAGGGGCAGACCAGTGCAGACTTTACTCAGGTAAATTAGACGCTAAGACAAAAGAAGACAACAAAATTGCTTTTAATACAGACCCTAATGTCCGTGTTCTTATTAGCTCTGACGCTGGTGGGTATGGTGTTGATTTACCCGCAGCTAACCTTCTTATTAACTATGACTTGCCTTGGAGTTCAGGTACAGCTGTTCAACGCAATGGTCGCATAAAAAGAGCTAGTTCTCTTTGGCCCTCTATCGTAATAGTAGATATCTTAATACGAGGTAGCATTGAGGAGCGCCAATGGGCTGCCCTACAGCAGAAATCTGCCATAGCTGACGCCGTTATTGATGGGGCAGGTATAGACAAAGATGACGG